TTCTTAGTACGGTATATTACATTTTTTCGTACTAACATTTTTCTTAGTACGCCATATTACATTTTTTCGTACTAACATTTTTCTTAGTACGGTATATTACATTTTTTCGTACTAATATAAAAGGAGTGATTTAATATTGGACTTTAAAAATAAAGAAAACAAGGAAAAATTTTTGCAATTTAAAAGCAAAACGCTAACTAAGATTAAGAATTTTTTAGACAGCGAAATCGAAGCAGATTATAAAAAATCTGTACTGCTTACCTATTGGTTCAATGATTACATATCATACTTAAAACAGGAAAAGACTTTTAATCCCGTTTACTTTCCTATATATGATAGAGGCAGTGTTATCCAAGTGGATCTTGGATTTAATCTGGGTAATGAATATGGTGGTCTACATTACGCAATAGTCCTTAATAGAAAAGACACAAAACAAAATCCCGTTTTGACAGTAGTGCCTATCTCATCAATTAAAAAAAATAAAAAGTGGAGAATACACGATGTCAATTTAAGTGACACAATTTTTTTAGCAATACAGTTAAAAACTGAAACAATGGTTAATACATTGTAAGAACAAATAAAAAATAGCAAAAATTTAGATCAATCAACTATCAATAAATTCAATCAAAAAATCCAAGAAGGAAAAGACTGTTTAGAAATGGCTGCCAAGTTAAATAAAGGTAGCTTCGCAATTTGTAACCAAGTAACGACAATAGATAAGATGAGAATAAAGAATCCTACCAAGGATACATCACCACTATATGGTATAAAAATACCCGAAGAATTATTAAATGAAATAGCAAATAAACTACATAAAATGTATTGACAAAAAGCATATTAGATATTATAATTCAGATATACGGTATGTTAGATACCAATTAAAATTAAGATACGTTACTTCTAGAGTAACAACTAAAAGATTAAATCCTTGGTAGTAGATTTCCCAACATTCGGGAATTTTCGAAACCAAGGATTTTCTCTATTTATAAACAAAAAATACCCCTCACACATAGTGTAAGGGATACCTGAGCATACATGATATACTCACAATTCGTATCAATATTATATCATGTATGCTCCTAAAATAAAATAAAAAGGAGTTAAAATATGAAAACAGCAGTGGCTTATGTTAGATTCTCAAGCGCGGGACAAAGAGAAGAATCAATACAAGCACAAAAAAGAGCAATAGATGCGTATTGCATACAAAACAACATCAAACTAATAAAAACATACGAAGACCACGCAAAAAGTGCTACAACAGATAATCGCCCTCAGTTTTTAAAACTGATTAAAGAAAGCAGATATAAAGAATATGACTATGTAATAGTCCACAAACTAGATAGATTTGCAAGAAATAGATACGATAGCGCAAGCTATAAACTAAAACTCAAAAAGAATGGCAAACAACTACTCAGCGTATTAGAAAACATCGACGGCTCCCCTGAATCAATCATAATGGAATCAGTCCTCGAAGGTATGGCAGAATACTACTCCGCTAACCTATCACGTGAAGTAAAAAAAGGAATCGACGAAAACATGCGTAGCTATAAATTCATAGGTGGAAACGTACCTTATGGATACGATATAGTAGATGGACAATATAAGATAAACGAACAAGAAGCAAAAGGCGTACAAAAGATATTTGAAATGTATCTATTACATTACACATACGCAGATATTATGAAATATCTAAACACAAACGGATACAGAACAAAAGCAGGCAACAAATTCACAAACAACTCAGTAATATATTCAATATTAAAAAGACGCCTTTACAAAGGCGATTACGTTAAAAATCTAGGCAAAGAAAGAGAATTCATAGCCGAAAATGTAATAGACCCTATAATCGATTCGAAAACATTTGAAGAGGTGCAAGAAATTATGAAAGTAAAACAAATCAGATCAAGTAAGAAATCAGATTACGACTATCTCCTATCGGGAATTATTTACCACAAGTGTGAAGATGGAACAATTCATAAAATGATTGGATCATCAGGACGTGGAAAAGGCGGACGTAAATATTATTACTATAAGTGTAAACACTGTAACACTTGGGAACGCGCCGATAAATTAGAAAAACAAATATGCGAATTTCTAACAGATGTAATCTTTTATAAAAATAACATTGAACAATTTATACAAGCAACATACCAATCAATAAATGATTTTACAGAAGACAGCAACGAAAAAGAAGTATTAGAAAACAAAATAAAAGAAATAACAAAAGAAATAGATCAATACTCAAAAGCAATAGCAAAAGGATTAATAAGTGATCAAATAATTGAAAAAGTAAACTCATTAGAACAACAAAAACAAGAACTCAAATTTAATCTATCAAAAATAACTGAAAAAGAACACATCACACTTGACGAAGTAAGAGAATATTTTTATATAAATAAAAATAACTTGTTTAAGGATAGAAAACATCAAAAAAAAGTTATCCAAACTTTAATAAAAAAAATAGTAGCAAGCAACACACAAGTAAACGTTGAATTATCAACATTAAAAGCGTGTTCGCTTACTACTTTTAGTGGCAGGGTACTAAAAACATCAAACGAACATTTGTTTATTTATATTTCTGATAATGAATTTGTGATAAAGGCAAGCTAAATATTTATGGTTTTATTATAAACCCATTTAAATCCATTTTACAAGCTTTTTAAACTTTAGCCATGTAATTATACTACTATTATCAAAAACTCTTTGTATATTTCGTCTGATGAAGTTGTTTTTTAACAAAATCTAATTTTAAGCAATAAAAAATAGGGTAGACAAAAATCTACCCTATTATAGTAAAAATAAGTTACAAATTTTGATTTTATCAATATACTATAAATTGTTTTTCTTTTCCGACATTCCAACAAAGCATATCCGAAATCTTTATCATATCGAACAGCTAATCTTCTTAGTACAATTACGCACGATTTACTCACGATTACTCACGATTAGTCGCACGATTAATTCTATAAAAAAACGAGATAGCACTAATAACTATCTCCGCTTTACTCAACTTTACTCAACTCGAAAAGTTTGTATGCTTATATTATTTCACAAACGGTCGTTTTGAACTTTATTCTTCATTTGCAACATCAGAATACTTTTTTACGCTTGTGTATAATCCTGTTGCTGATAAACCGTATGTTATACCAATCAGCACTCCGTTTGTGTTCAATCCATTTACTGTTATACCCAATATACCACCAATTAGCACCGATATCAGTGGAATATATTTGCTGTTCACAACTTCTGCTCTTTTGATCACTTCAAGCAATCCAATTATGAGTGGCACCATCAATATATTTGTTGTATCGTTCATTTTTATTTCCTCACTAAATATTTACTTCTATCCTTATTGAAATCTTCTGCCTTATCAGTTGCTTTTACATGATAAGTTGCATATCCAGTCAAGCCATAGTTCTTGCCCTCAATCTTGCCTAAATGGTCTCCACCTACAGCGATAATCGTATCTCCACTCTTTATCATTCTACCAAAATCCAAGTTAAATGGAGCTGGTACTAATAGTGCTTTGTGTTCTTGAGCTATAATATATGCTTTTTGGTATTCGTCATCTAAATATGTTACAACAGTGTTTTTTACACTATCTTTTTGCTCTTTTGTCAAATCCAACTTTGCCACTCCTTTCACTTCTGCATTTGTCTTAGGTCTGCTTATTTTTTTAAGTCCATAAAATTGTGCTATTGTGTCTGCCGTCGCTTGTGCTATCTCTTTTCTTTTTTCTACATATAACTTACAGTCTTCTTTGTTTGTGTGGAATACGTGTTCGATAAGCATTCCCAATTTTGCCTTATTTGAGTATAAAACGCCATAATAATTGCTTCCTCCAGGGCTTGTAGCCTGTACATAAAAACGCTCAGGATTTCTCGTTCTCCATCTAACTCCACGATTTTTTGTGCCGATTGCTCGTGAGATATTGTCGCATAAATTTTTCATCAGTTGAGGATTGTTTGCGTTGATATCTCCGTAAATTTCGATACCTCGAACGCTTGCACTTGCTGCGTTTGAGTGCAAGGATATGAATAAATCATATCCCTGTGCCTTGTTTCCACGAGCCGACAATGATGGATTGTCAGTAATACTGTTTCTTGTAGTACCAACATAAAATCCGTATTTTTCTAGCTCTCTTTTAAGTACAAGACTGTATTTATAGTTGTTGTCACCCTCATTACCTATTACTGAGCCTCTGTTAAAATCTCGTCCTGCTCCATGACCAGCGTCTAGCATTATTTTTATCATAATTCATACCTCCTACTTCAAAAATGGGAACACGTATAGTAAAAGTGCTCCAATTCCAATTCCTATAACCGTCTTGACTACATAATTTTTTAAATCTTTTATTTCTTCTAGTTGTTTTTTTCTTTCCTCATCTTTCGAATTGTAGATATCATCAAGCTTTGATGACAACACATTGAAGTTAGATTCTGTTTGTTTTTCGATATTGTCTAGTCCTTTTTTCATATACTCATAGTCCTTTTGCATCAACTGAATTGAGTAGTCTTGCCTTGATAATTCAGATTGTAATTCATTTATTTTGCTACTATTTTCTGTAATCAAACATCTTAAATCTTCCATTTGTCCTCCTTTATTTATATTTCACAGTGATTTGAGTTCCCGCTGGGATCCAATCATTAGTACCCAATAATTCATCAAAAGATTTTGAAAATTTTAAATACGGTACACTATTATTAATGCCGTCTACCACTTCTCCTAAATCTCCAATTTTAACAGAGATTATTTGTTTATCTTTCAACTCTGATTGATTATCGCGTGGTACAATCAAATTATTAGCATATGGAGATACTTGACTACTTGTAGTCCACGATATAGTTTTATCCGTCGATTTCTCCCACAATAACTCTTTATCAGAATACGCCTTAGCAATGTTGATAATGTTTGAATTGTTGTCTTTAAAATATATACTAGCAATATTTATTAATTTGCCACCCGAGTCTTTAACAGATATTTTACGTTCTTGAATGATTTCTCTACGAATATACCACTTTCCGTCTTTTATTCCGTTTGTTGGGTATGTGTTTTCTTCTGCAACTATTGATTCTATGAGGTCACCGCGTGTTTTGGATTTTGTTATTTGAATTTTTATTAATTTGAGATAACCATATCCTTGTGAGCCACCTCCCGAAAAAAAACCTTCTGTGATTTTATAATAGTCATTATTTAATACGTAATAATAACCTTCTGAATTTTCTACGTTGACATTACCGTAATAACTAAAATTCCCACTAGAACTATAAAATTTATATACAGACACTTGTCTAGTGTATTTGCTAAATCTTTCAGTTCTTTCTGTACCCGAAATAGTTTTCGTTGAGTAGTAATCAGCAATCTCATACACATCATACTTATACTTCGCCATGACCTACTCCTTTTCAAAAATGAGTGTGTTAGCTGGTATGCTTGTCGTACTTGCACCTTTTTCGATTATAGCTATGTTTTTTACGATGTCACTGCTGACTTTTTTTGGTATATTATTTTTGAACATAAATTCTGCATAAGATTCAACTCTTTCATCTAATTCTTCGACAACATTTTTATCCGTTTTCTTATCAACATTAGCTTTTAAACTTGATAAATCATTGTTACTAGCCTTTTGTGCAAGTTCGTTTTGCAACCCATCGACATCGCTTATGCTGTGTGTGTGAGATTTATCTGCTTTTTTATCTAACGCTGTAGATACGCTTGAAATACTTCTTGAGTTATCACTTAATAAGTCTCTCATGGTGTTCATTAACGCTGCGCTCATGCCGATTTTTGAATCAAGGGAATTACAAGTCTTAGTAAATTCATTAACACTTTCATCAAAACTTTTCTTAGATATAGCCGTATTTTCTCCATCTACATCAATTTTAACAATCCCTGCCGTCTTGCTTGTCGCTGCTTCGACTTTAAAATTATCAACTTTTTCTGTTAGTTCTGTAGATAGCTTATCAATATCCTCTTTACTAGCTTTTGTACTTAATACCGATTTTAAATCAGTAATATCATCTGTTGTGTGTGTATGTTCTTTATCTGCTTTATTTTCACGTACATTATTTAAATTATCTTCAAAATATTTGTATGTGTTTCCTACTTTAATCATTGTTTCATCATGCGTCTTTTTCGATACAGCCATACTTTCGCCGTCTACATCAATTCTGACAATCCCTGCGACTGTACTTGTCGCCGTTGGAATAACCCCCGACATTGTTTTGTCCCAGCCTGCAAACTTTCCAGCTCTGTCACTTTCTGCTGCTGCTCTTTGTTTTTCTGCTTCAACACGTGCAGTTTCTTGTGATACTCTCGTTTGTTCGTTTGATTGACGTGTTTGTTCAGCGTTTTGTCGTTCAGTCTCTTTTGTGCTTCTCGTTTGTTCAGATTCTTCTCTTGCTGTCTCTGATGCCGCTCTTTTGCTTTCTGCGTCAACTCTTGACTGTTCTTGTTCTTGTCGTGTTTTTTCTTGTGATACTCTTGTATCCTCTGATTGTTTTCTTGTGTCTTCTTGTGACTGTCTTAGTTTTTCTGCGTCAACTCTTGACTGCTCTTGTGTTTGTCGTGTAGCTTCGTTTTGTTGTCTCTGTTCTTCGTTTTTGTTGTATATTGAATCATTTTCAGCACGTGTGTTTTCTGCAGACACTCTTTTGTTTTCGTTTTCAATTCTGATTTTTTCTGCATTGTCTCTTTTTGTTTCTGCAGAATCTCTGTTAGTTTCAGCAGTTATTCTCTTTTGTTCATCTGACTTTCTCGTGCTTTCTTCTGCTTGTCTTTGAGTTTCGTTTGATTGCCTTGTGCTCTCTTTTTGTTGACGTGCAGTCTCATTTGATTTTCGTGTGTTTTCGTTCGATTGACGTGTACTTTCATTTGATGCTCTTGTTTGTTCAGCAGACACTCTTTTCTTCTCTGCTTCCACACGTGCGTTTTCTGTACTCAACACATCTTTTAGTCCGTCGCGGATTTGTACTACTTCTGTATGCTTTTCTGCGATTTTACTTTCTACAGCTTCTTGTCTGACTAGACTTTCTTCAAATTTTCTTGATTGCTCATCTGCTCTGTCTAATGCATCTTGTAATTTTCCAAAATCAACAACAAGGTCTTTTCCTACATTTCCACCATTTGCAATACTTCTATAAACATCAACTTCCTTGATACGTGATTGTATCAAAGCATTTTTGCCCTCAAAAAGTGCAAGTTGCAGTTGTAGTTTTCCAGACTTACTAGCCATATCTGTTGATATATACACTTTGTAGAAATCGCCATCTATTGTACCTTTTGTAAAGAATGACTTATCGGGATAATTTGAATTTATCCCATAAAGTCTCATTTCATATTGACTTGATGCCTTGATTATTTCACCGTTGTTTGTCGATACTAAAACTTTAAAACCTCTTGTTTTTGTATCGCCTTGGACAATCGTGATGTCTTGCAAGTCGTTGCTATCAAAATCAAGTACTAAATCTTTTAGTCCTATCTCGTTGAAATTCATACACTACACCTCTTGTTTTTCTTTTTCTGCTTCAAGTGATTTCAAGTATTCAACATATGCTATTACTCTATTTTTGAAATTCAGTCTATTCCCGATTTGTTCAATCTTAACTTCTCCTGATATTACTTTTTCAGCAAGCATTTTGACTAATACTGATTTCTCTTTCATTGTGAGTCCTCCTTTACGCTTGTGGTTCTTCCGATTCCTTATCGTTTGTAAACATCAAAAGCAATTCTGTCACTTGATTTTCAAGTGCTGTTATTCTTTCATCTTTTTCTTTGATTTGCTTTTCAAGTTCACTCTTAACTTCAGTTACTGCGATGCTTCCTTTTTCTCCGTCGCCTTCTGTCAATACTTTTGCTAATTCTTCAAGGACTAGCAGATGTGCTGTTTGATTGAAGAATGCTTCTTGTCCTTTTTGTGCGTCTGTTGCTACACTTCCTGATACATATACTTTTCTGTCTCCAGATTCTAATTCAAATCCAATTCCAAGTTCGCCATTTGGTCTAAAATTTGTTCCGTTGATTCTAATATCTAAATTTTGTTTCATTTGTTTTTCCTTTCTATAGTTCTTTCCAACTTAATTTCCCGCCATCTTCGAAGATTATCGTCTTACCACTTACCGTGATTCTTCCACAGTTCACAGGATTTTTTGTGCTAATTCCTCCCGTGCAATTTAGTGCTCCATCTATAATGGTATATGTGCTTAAATATATCCCAGCGTTTGAATATTGCACCGACCTTTCATTGTAGTTATCTAAATGCAAACCTCCTGAGTTGAGTTCTACGAAATAATTATGTCCTATAGCAGCAATAGTGCCGTCTACTTTCATTTCCCCACGTCCACCAGTGTCTCTTATCTTGACGTATCCTGAGTTTGCTCCGAAATCTACCGAAGTTCCTTCAAATCGTGCTGTGCCTCCGTACCCATTCACACCACTGCTGAATCCGTTTCCATTGAACGTCCCTCGTGTGATGTTACTTGCGTTCAAGTTATCAACATTGATGTATTGTGCATTTATTGTTCCGCCGTTGATTTTGTCCGCACTCAGACTACTGATTTTCGCACTTGTAATTGCTGCATCTTGTATTTCTGCAGTTCCGATAGCACCGTAACCGATTTTGGCATTTGTAATCGAAGCATCTTTGATTTTCGCACTTGTAATTGCACCGTCTTTGATTTCAGCACTGTCAACTGCTGCATAACCAATTTTTGCGTTTGTGATAGCAGCATCTGCTATCTTAGCATTCGTAATCTCGCCGTCTTGAATCTTTGCTCTATCAATTGCAGCATCTCGTATTTTTGCATTATTTATTGCTCCGTTTTGAATTGAAGCAGCGTCAACTGCCATAAACCCAATTTTTGCGTTTGTTATTGAGCTATTCGCAATCTTTGCATTAGTGATTTCTCCATCTTTGATTTTTGCACGGTCTATCGCACTGTTTGCTATCTTTAAGTTTGTTACAGCACCGTTGTCGATTTTTGCGTTTGTAATCGCAGCGTTTTGGATATGCACTCCTCTCACTGCGTTTTGTGCGATTTTATCTCCATCAATCGCATTGTCTGCAATCTTTGACCTGCTAACTGCATTATCTTGCAACTTTGTGTTGTCAATTGCTCCACTTGCGATTTTGTAGTTTGATACAGCACCGTCTTTGATTTTGTCATTTGTGATTGCACCATCTTTGATTTTGTTTTCAGATACTGTGCCTGTAATGATTTTGTCGCCGTCGATTTCATCAATCGCTGCTCCTTCTACAATGCTTCTGCCGTCGACTGACTTGATAATATCTCCGAAGTTGAACTCTCCTGTATCCAGATTCAGAAAACTTTTTGCGTTTTTGTCTTGTAGTATTCCCGTACGGACTAGATTTGCGTTGAGTGTTCCTGAATTTATTACGTCTGCAACTATTCCCTCTCCAGTCGCCCACGTTGTCCAATCAAACGTTCCGTCTGCACGTTTTCTATTTGATATTGCGACTTTTCCTGCACCTATCCAAATCCCTTTTGTTGGATTTTGGTCTATTGGTCTGTTGAACGTATACAAACCTGGAGCAAGATTATACTTGTTACCACGCTTTAAATCGTATTTGTAGGCATCATCATCAAACATCGACTTTTCTAGCTCATTTCTCATTTGTCCTAGGTTAATTGTCATCGATGTTTGTACTTCGTCTTTCAAGTTATCAATCTTCGATTCAATCAACTTCCCATAATCAACTTTCGCAATACTCAAATTATCGCCAAGTGTAACTTCTGAATTTTCTCTAGTTATTAGATTTCTTTTAATTTTGAACACTCTTGAACGATACTGAACGTCTATGTCTTTTCTGATTATGATTATAGAATCTCCAAGCTCCACTTCTCCGCTATCTCCAATCGTTGTTGATAGCTGCACTTTTGGTCTGCAATTTTCAACTAACGTTTCATACGCTTTTTGGATTAGTATGTTTGGGTCTTCGATTTCATCAAACACAACAATTTTATATCGTGCTTTTCCGTCTGAGAATCCGTGTTGTAGTGTCATTTCAGGAATTTCCAGATAGTCTTTTCCCTTAGCTTTATTGAGTGGATTTCCCTTTGATTTGCTCCACTCAATATCCGTTATCTGTATTCTTCTCCCGAAACCGCCTGTCGCGTTTCCGTCTTCGTCGTATTTTTCCTCGCCCTTACCACGTGGAACAATAGCCGTGAATACATTTTGTCTATCTATTTCCTTGTCTACATTTATGGCTTTATGTCCGTAAACATATCTGTTGTACGTTACTTTTCCTCTTTTTTCGTAAACGTCAACATATCTTTTTGTGATTTTGTTTTCTGAAAATACCAGTCTGAAACCAAGCTCAACCTGAAAACTTTCAATAAGTTTTGTCAATGCCTCAGCTCTAGTATTATCGTATAACATCAAATTAGAGTTTTTGTTTGTCAGTACTTTTCCGATTTCCCATCTACTGCCATTAAGCACCTTGCCCAACGCAGTCGATACCGAAACATTTGTCAGCCTTTCTTCTCTGATATATCCATAAAACATCATTTCATCATACACAACGTGTACCGCTGTTATTGATATTCCTTCTTCTGCAGTCTTTATACTTACGATTTTATACAGTTGGAACGCTGTGTCGTCTGTTTGGTCTTTGTGCCCGATGTAAATCGCATCTTTTAGCTTTTCAAACATATCCATTTCCACGACAACGTCTAACGTCATCGTCTCAGATAATCCCTCTGTTTGTTCCGCCGATATTACGCTGTTTTTGTAAATTGTATCTGTCAATTTTTCGCTTGCATCAAATAAATAAAACACCTACAGCACCTTCTCCCTGAAATACACCTCAGTATTTTTATACGAATTTGAATACAGCTCATCTCTGTAATTTACTGCAAAATCCTCAAAATCAGAAAATATATCTAATTTATCTATCAAATTCTTACCGCTTATATCTCTTACTTCTCCGTTTTTTATATCAAGTATGACGTCTATAACCTCGTGATTTGGATTATTAATCTTGATAAAATTTCCAGACGTGATATTTTTAATAATCAAATTATCCATATCTTTAGAAATAAACGCCTTTATTTTTTCTACATCTGATTCATACTTGCCGATGTAGTTAAATTCTTTTTGCGTTCTTGGCTCAATAATAAATTTTTTTAACGTCTTTCTGTACTTATATGGATCTATACACTCAAACGTGAAATTTGATATAAAATTAAATTTATTGGCTTCTAATTCATTGAAATTTGATAGCGTGCCGATATAATAAAAATCTCCATCGTCAGAAAAAGATATTTGAACTTGCTCACGATTTGCGTAGTATATCAAATCGTTAAATCGTCTCAGTATTTCTTGCTCCGTCTGACACTCCAACAAATACTCAATCGTCAGAGTTCTAGACGGCAACGAAGAAAAACCAAACTTATTAGTCTGCACGGCTTTTCTTCTACCTCTAATCGACGTTTTATTATTAATTTTGCTTATTTGATAGTTAGAGGTACTAATATTTCTACCGATAACCTCTCGCCCATACACATTCAAAGTCGTATACCCAGGAACAACTCTATCCAAATTAGTTCCATCAATAAAAACATCAATTATGATTTCACGCTCAGGTGCTGTTTCATTGATATCTACAAATTTATATATTTTTTTCACACCATCACCTATATCCTATACTCGCTCAGTCTAATTACTTCATCTTGTCTTTGAGTTATATCGTCCACAAACGCTTTAAAAGTCTTGTCAAACATCTTAAAAGTAATCTCGACTGGCTGTTTTGCTGTTGTGTCGTTTTTTAGTGTGTGCGTAAAATTAGCATTTCCAGACACATCACCAAAACTACTGTTGAACTCACTTGACGACTTATTAAAAGTACTAATCATGTCGTCTGCCATGCTTTCAACCGCTTGTAGCGGCTTTTTGCTTGTGTTTTCAATACCAATCGCAGCTCCTAACATTGTATTGACACCTATGTCCTTAAATACTCTCGATGGTGAGTGAATACCTAGCAATCTTTTTGCTCCGTTGATTGCATTACTTACAGCACCAGTAACAGCCGATATCAGTCTATGTGCAGCACTTCTAACACCATTTACAAAACCACTAATCAAGTTAGCACCAACCGATGCAGCACTTGAAATAAATCTTCTAGCACTATTTACAGCATTTTGAAATGCTTGCCCGATTGCTTGTGGAAGTTGTGTAATCCTTGATTTTACAGTACTCAACATATTTGAAATAGCACTTATTACATTGCTTTTCATTTCGTTAAATTTGTTTACAGCCGATGTCTTCGCATTTTGCACAGCATTTACAATAGTAGTTTTTATATTGTTAAAAATATTTGATGCAGTCGCTTTAATGCTATTCCAAATCTGCGACACATGACTTTTAAAAGTTTCCCATAACTGTTTACCAATTTTTACAGCTATTTCAATTAAGTTTTTAATAACTTGTTTTATACCTTCCCAAATTTGAGATGCAGCCTGCTTTATTTTCTCCCAAATTTGTTTCAACGAACTTTTAGCACCTTCCCAGTCTCCAGTTAATGTTTGTAAAAGAATCAGTATTGGTGTAATTATCACTATTTTTATCATTTCCCATACACCTTTTGCTATGCTTTTTATTCCGTCCCAAATTCCTTTTAGGTTATCCTTGACCGAATTCCACATATTCATGATCCATTCCTTGAATCCGTTCCAGACTTCTTTCACACTATCCCATATATTAGTAGCACCTGATTTGATAGATTCCCATAGATTTGAGAAAAATTCTTTCATCACTTCCCACGCGTTTTTTACCCACTCAGTAAATGCTTGCCATTTCTCCTTTACAGTCTCCCATAAATTTGATGCAGTTTCTTTTATGGTTTGCCACGTTTTTGAGAAGAAATCTTTTATAGCGTTCCAGATGTTTATTACAGCATTTCTGAAATCTTCGTTTGTGTTCCATAAATACACGATTACACCGATAACCGCTGCAATTGCAACAACAACCAATCCTACTGGAGACGTTAAAAATCCGAATGCTTTACCTAAAATTTCAAGTCCGCCTTTTAGATTACCAACAAAATTGAATATGTCCGTCAAGTGCTTCAAAAATCCACCTAGCACAAAAACTACAGGACCAATAGCAGCCGCGAATATTCCAAGTTTCACAATCATATCTTGTGTTGCAGGGTCTAGTTGATTAAACCAGTCTACCCACTCTTTTATTTTCTGAACAACATCACGAATAAAAGGTCTCAGCCTTTCGCCGATTGCAATCGCTGCTCCTTCAACCGCCGATTGAAGTAACACCAAATCACCTTGTAAATTGTCATTCATAATCTTTGCCATCTCATCAGCAGACCCACTCGAATTTTGTATAGCTGTAGTTAGTTTATTGTAATCTTCTTCACTAGCATTGATAATTCCAAGCATTCCACTCATAGCACGTTGTCCGAATATCATACTTGCTATTTCTGCTTGTTGTGAGCCGTCAAGTCCTTTAAAACTATCTCTTAAAATATCTATAGTTTCATGTAATGATTTTCCTCTAAAATCATCAGCACTTAACCCAATTAACTCAAGACCTTTGTTTACTTCTTTAGTTGGTTTTACTAATCTTGTAAACGCAGACCTCAATGCCGTACCAGCTTGTGAGCCTTTGATACCTGCATTTGCCATCAATCCAACTGCAACCGCCGTGTCTTCGATTGAATATCCTAGTGCTCCCGCAACTGGAGCAGCGTATTTGAACGTTTCACCCATCAATCCAACGTTAGTGTTTGAGTTAGTAGCAGCCGCTGCCAACACGTCACTAAATCTCGCAGCATCTGTCGCTTTCATTCCAAACGCCGTTAATGAATCCGTAACGATATCTGATACAGTACCCAAGTTTTCACCACTCGCAGCTGCTAAATTCATTATTGGTGGAAGTCCTGCAATCATTTGGTCAGTCTTCCAACCTGCCATACCCATGTATTTTAGTGCTTCTGCAGAATCTATCGCTGTGAATTTTGTAGTTGCACCCATTTTTTTAGCTATATCTTCAAGTCTTTTAAAGTCTCCACCAGTCGCACCTGATATCGCCTTAACTTTACTCATAGCCGCTTCAAATTCTGATGCAGTCTTTACACTTTTAATCCCAACGCCAACAAGCGGAGCAGTAACTCCCAATGTCAATGCTTTTCCAATTCCTTGGAGTGATTCTCCCATCATCTGACTGTTGCTAACTGTTAAACCTTTTAGTTTGTTTGTTTCTCCGTATACTTGTTTCAGTGCGTTTTGATATTTTGATATGTTTGCAGATATAACCGCAACAACGCTAAAACTATTCATCTTCCACCTCCTTATCTGTTATTTAATTCCGCGATTTTAGACAATGCCTTTCGATTAAATCTTTCTGTCTTATCGCTTTTATTGTTTTTTAAATCATTCAATGTTTGTTCATAATCGAATAAATCTTTAAATTCTGTAACCACGTATCTTCCATTCTTTCTAGTCAAATTCACTTGTCTATTTTGCCATGCTGCGAATGATTCCAGATACATAGAATCAACAATATTTTTTCTGTGAGCCTCAACCAAAACCTCTAATTCCCTTGGTCTTGTATCCTCAATTTCCCTGATGCTCATAGTTGGATACATTCTTTTAATCTCAATTATTATTTCTTTGTATGTTTTTGCTTCGCTTGTTCTTCCTGAACGTCCTCTATCCTCTTGGTCAAATCCGCCACCGACTTTCTCGTAAGAGGTTGCTTTTTTAGCTCATCAATTAATTCCTCGCATAACTCGTCTAATTTGTCGTCTTCTGCGACTTTTACGATGTAGTCTTCTATTACATCGTCTTTTACATTTTTATTGATTAAACACGCTTTAATCGCGTTAAAAATACCCACAACATTTTTCATCGCGATTTGTTGATACACCATACCTACACCAAATCCAAACTTGACTCCACTTGCTTCTACATAATACTCACGATCTAAATAATCTATCCCTGCAATACTGAAATACAAGCTATAATCTTTATTATTTAACGAAATTACCATTTGTTTCTCCTTTTACTTTAAAAAAATAAGGATAAGCAATTAAATGCCTATCCTCTTATTCTGCCTTTTTTGTTGTGTCTTCAAACGCGTATGCAACTGCCTCTAATTGCTCATTAGTGAATGTTGCTTCGCCCTTTTGTCTTGTGAAATCAGTCTTAAAACTACCGCTAATTTCCAATAAATCATCATTACCGCTTTTCGCTGTGATTTCGTTTAGTGTGCCTTGACGATAAACTGCAGGATATTTTTGTTTCTTCTTAAAACTTCCGTCTTCATCTGTCAAGTTCAATTCCCACAACTCCATTTTTTCGCCTGTTTGCATTGCTTCTTCCAAGTAATCGTATATTGAATCTTTGTTATCTACAAACGTTGTGAATGAAATTTCTTCTTCTGTTGATGACGATGTGTTAATAGTTGCGAATTTTGTCTTTGAACTATCACTATCAGCCGACAATTTAACTTCGTGTTCTGTTTCATATATCATTAATTTTGCGTTTTCTTCTTTTTGTTTTGATAACTTTCTCCACAATAAAACGACGTCTTTACCTTTTACTGCTCCCATTTATTCCTCCTATAAAAAGCTAAAATCCAACTCCAATATTCCGTGGAGTAACATCTTATCTGTGCTGTTATCTCCCACAATTTGAATATTAGAATCATTTAAAGAAAATCTATATCCGTTTTCTTTTTTCGTCTCTTTGATACGTTGCAGACACTCATTTATCAACTCCGAAAAACTCCCTCTTTTAGTGTATTCATCACTATAAAAGTGAAGTCTCATTGTTACGCTTGCTCCGTATCCCCATTTTGTTCTTATGTCATTTGAAAAACACTCGCCAATGTAAATAATAGGATACTCAACTCCCAAACCTGGGAGATACTCGTATATATATTTTTGGTCTACAATCTCAGCTAATGTCTTTCGTGTAAATTTGATTATGTCATTAATTGGTGATTTCATTTTTTGAATAACTTGTTTGTTCTTTCTACAAATTCCTTAGTTGCCTTATCATACGCAGGTCGTACATACGGCTGAGCATTCATCTTCCTAGTTCCATACTCCACATACCCTGCATAATTTGCAGTTGGCTCTATTTTTGCTGTTAGTCCAAGGTCTTTGATTGTGATAAAAATACTTCGCTTCAAAAATCCCGTGTCGACTGGAACACGTCTTTGTTCTTCGATGTGACACATTGATCCACAATGCTTTACAATTTTGGTCATCTCCGTTTGTGCCAATTTTGGAGCTTTTTTAAAGTAATTCATCAATTCATTCAAGCCTTTAAATTCGATACTAGCCATTATCAACACTCCCATAAATTGCAACATCGTCTCTATATGTTTGTATAGATTTTATTTTGTACAACTTGTTTTTATACTTAACCAAGTTGAAATCAAAATCGATGCCGTTTTTCATTCTGAATACTTTTGTGTCAGTTTCTATATCTCCAAATAAAAGCTTTTTATTTTCAGCCGATACACCACTAACACACGCCATCTTTTCTACTACCTCAACATATTTGTTCGTTGTATCTCCTGTGTCGTAATCATACTCCGATTTCGATTTTATAAGCTTAATTGACTTATCATACCTCATAAAAACCTCACGACCTTATCGCTGTAATATTCGTCCTCATCGTCTTCCTTTAAAAATCTGTCAATATCGTCTAAATACTCATCAAAATCCTTGGAAAGGTATGTTGCAGAATGACCCTCAACGGATTCACTCTGCATACCCTCGCTACCAACTCTATTAAACCTTTTGATACTAACTTCAATTACAATATAGTTAAGTTGTTTTGGTATTACTTCGTACTTTTTAGGTAGATAGCTTTTTAACCTTTCTTCCACCAACTCAACTATGTTTTTGATTAGTTCCTTTTGAGTGTCTGTAATATTCTTATCTGGAAAAACTAAAGAACAAACTCTTTCCAAATTTTCCATTTTATTTCACTACGCACCTGGAGTTACTGTAGGTGCTTTAGGTGCTTCAATAGTTACTTTGATTACTCCGTCAAGTCTTTCAGCAAATAATGCGATTGCAGATAATGTTACTGTTTCCGCAGTTAATCTTTGAATATTCACATCTTTAGTTACACCGATTACTCCAGTTGAATCTGTCACAAAATCAAACGCCTTGTTGATTTCTCCGCCCGATACTTGTGCGTACGCTAAACATAAGTTATCAGATGCTGTTGCGTATAGTGTTCCTTTTTTCACTGATGTTGTGATAATTGCAATATCAGCTCCCAAGAAGTTTTGAACGTAATTCAATCCAAATTCTTTTTGAATTGTAATATTAGCTGATGCTAAGTAGTCCGCACAATCTAACGGATTCACAAACACAATAGTGTTTACTCCGTCATCTTCAAATATAGTTTGAACTGAGCCCCAACCTTGTGCGATTGCTCCTTTCAATCCTGTTCCTTTTGTTTTTCCTTTTGCTGTATCTAATTGTGCAAAGAATTTTGTTCTGATATCTTTTTGTAATTCCTTAACCAACTCAGCATCAGTCATACTAACAGCTCTTTCGAATCCAAACTTTTGGATATCTTCCGCAGATACTGCCTTTCTATGCTTGTTAAAAGCTAATTCAATTGGGTCTGCTTCTACCATCTCAACCTTTGATAAAGGAATTAAATCTCCTTTTTCAACATTTCCATCTTGCAATGTTACCTTTGATTTGTATGTTTTGATTACTGAGCCTACAGGCATTGGTAGTTTTCTTTCGATTCCTAACATTTGTTGTAGTGTTGTCATCTTCTTTCCAAATACTTCTGCGAAATCAATTGATTGTGCTTTTACTAATGTTTCTGTTAAATTTTCTAATTTTGCCATTTTTTAATACTCCTTATCTAAATAGTTCCATATTTGCAGCAATTAGTTTTCTACGTTCAACTGGATCTTTTACATCAAATATATCTTTCTTGCTTAAAGTCTTATTATTTGACATTCTCTTTGGTGGAGTTGATTTCAATCTTTCGTTGACTTCTTTTTCCACCGCTGAGTTAAAGTTTTCGATAAAAGCTTTGATGTTTTCTTTTGTTTTGTCTGCATCTTCTGTAATTATTGATGAAATCAAATCATCTGAGACACTGACATTATTTTCTTGCAACATCTTTCTTGATACGCTTATCATTTCGCTTTTTGTCTTTTCACTTCTCAGCTTTCGCAGTTCTTCTTCTAATTGCTTTCTTTCGTACTCCGCCTTTTCAGCTTCGTCCATCTGTGCAAGTTTTTGAGCTTCTGAAATTTTCTTTTCTTGTTCCAACTTCCACTTTTTAAACTTGCTGTTAATAATTTGATTAACATCTTCGTCCGTGTATTTCTTTTCTGACTGCTCTTTTTTTACATCTTCATCTTTTTTCGTTTCTTTTTCAGTCGATTCATTTACACTTTGTTTTGTTTCATCAATTATTTCTTTGTTTTCTTCCATTTTTTCCTCCATAATTTAAAGTTCTAATGCTTAACTATATTTTCCCTAGTTTTAACGTCCACAAGGCTTAGACAATAAAAAAACATCATGTATTTCTACACAATGTTTGATTTATATTATTAATTTGTCACACTAAAAAAGCACCTCTAACATTTATCTTGTTAGTGTGCTTTTAGTATTCGGCTATTTTATCTAAGATATTTTCAGCTAACTTTCCGTCTTTTGTTATTTTGTAATCTTTGTCAAATCCATTAATTTGTAAAAAATTAGAAACAACGTCTTCCATTTCAAATATATCACTATCATTTAAATTAAAATTCTTTTTCCAATTCAACTTTTTTAAAAATTTCATTTCTTCATCTGTAAACATCATTTCCCACCTTTCTCAAATTTTTTCCTCAACCTTGAACTCGTTCTCCAAGATGTTATCTCTTTGTTTGTATCTGGATTGATAACAACAGTCGCATTTTTACCAACGTATTTTCGACTCGGTCTTCCATTTTTATCAATTTCCAAATCTCCTACATACAAAGGTTCGTTTAGTGCGTCAGATACATCATCATCTGACACATTTCTTTCTTCTCTTCTTTTTTCTGCGTGTTCAGTCTTTTCTATTTCATCTATATTATACCCTGAATCTTGTTCTTCGTCAATGTTATAATACGCAGCAATCGAACACCTACAAAACGGATGCATTGGTGGCAACTCATCGCCAATATCTGAGTTTTCTATATCGAAAACGTGGTTATTAAATGGTGCACATATATGACACGCTCCAGGTTCCGCAATCCACATATACTTTTCATATCCGCTTTTTCTCATCAAGTTTAATCCCGTGTTCACCTGCACTCTTGCAGACTCCGTTACAGCTAACCTAAACGCATTATAGAACGCATTTTGTTTTCCTGTGTCGTCCATTTCTTCGCTTAAATTTTCTTCAAGCTTTCTTGCCCACGTCCTCGGATTATCTCCCAATAGCATTGAGTTGTGGATTCCTGATTGCAAGTTACCTCTCATCTTATATCCATTAGCCCAAATTCTGTCGCTGAAATTAGCCGATTTGAAATCTCCGTTTATAATTGCATCTGAGTTTCTGATAAAATCCTCATAAAAATCAGGGTCTAATCCTAATATTCCTGCTTGTCTTCTAGTTTCTTCTATCAAATCGTCCTTCAATCTTCCGTACAGCATATCAGTTTCTTTTCCCGATAATCTCATCTGCTCAATCAATATTTCGTGCTTCATCAGCTCTAACCTTGACATTCTCATCTTCAAGTTATACAACTTTAATTCATCGTTAGCTCTCTTTGAAAAATCCTTGTTTTTCACATACTCCTTAACACGATTCACAAACTTTTCTACATCAGTTTTATCCGCTAACTTCATCGCTTCATCAATTGTTATACCCTCTGATTTCGCATATCGAATATATAGCCTTTCTAATCTTCGCTGTATTTCGTCTTGTGTTGAGTTGTACATCTTCTGTAATTCTGCACGATACTTTTTATCGTCTGTAATCTTATTCTTGATATGTTCCAACTCACGCTTTTTGATGTACTCTCGATGTTGTTTTAAGTATTTTTCTCTACTATTCATCTTCGCTTCTCATATCGTCATACGTTATTACTGGCTGTGATTCTTCTTTCATTTTTTCAAGCTCAGCCTTGACGTCTGGAATAATCGACAAGTTATTCAGCATAGTTTCTTCACTCACTAAATTCTTCAAATTCAATCCAATTTGACTTTCTTCTAGTATGTTTGACGGAACATTTCGTGTAAACTTAAATTCAATGTCTTTCAAATCATCTTGCTTAATCTTGCTGTTTGCCACATTGCTTATAATTCTATATCTTGTATATAGTGATTTTTGGAACTTACGCTCTTTTGTTATTGCTAAATTACTCATAGATAACAGCTTATATTTCAACGCAATTCCTGAGCTTGTACCGAAGTTTTCGTCGTTTATGTTTGCCACCATCGATAACGCAAATATTTGCTTTTCAAGTCTGTTGATTAAGTTTTCTTGCGTTTCATCTGCGTTTGGCTTATTCATAAACTCAACTATTAGCTTATCAGTAGTAGCACCAGCAAGGTTAATGATTCTGTTAGACTTAATCATTCTTAAATCTTCATCTTTCAACTTTGCACCTAAAATCTTTAAATAAGCGTCCGCGAAATAATCCACATCATTAGCCTTTTCACTCATCGCCTTATTATATGCATCAATCAACGATTCAACATTTTCAAACGCTCCTTGCTTTTCTTCATTTTCGATGTATTCAATAATTGGCACAACGTGAAATTGATTAGCTTCTTCTTCCGTGAATATCAGCTCTCCATCGTCGTTGGTTTCAAAATATCTGATGTAGTTTTCGTCTGATATTGAGCCACTTATCTTTTCGTCTTTTATCTGATATCTAACGCCAAACATCACATCTTCCGTGATTGAATTATCTCGGATAACAAAACATTGACGTGGATCTACAGCCGTTGAATTGACCATCGCATTATTATCCAGGAACAATAATTCAAACGCGTGTCCATAAATACTGCACATCTTCGATATCTCAGCGTTAACATCATCAATCGAATTATACGCCCTGAACATATTTATAGAATCACTCACGCCGTCGTTTATGTGCGTAACCTTTACTGGAATACCAATAAAAAAGCCGTTGAATGTGTCAACTATGTATTTTGCATAATTGAACACCAATCTGTTATCAGGCTTAAACTCAGGCTTACTATCTTGATACAAAATATCGTGTAAGCCAATGTACATATCGTGTAGTTTTTGATACCTTACACATAAACTCTTATGTTTGTTTATAAATTCAAATAAAAGTTCTGCATCTATTTCTTTTTCTTTATCTAAATAAAAAGTTTTATCTAAATACCCAACCATCTTAAATTCCTTCCTCGAATAAGTTTACGCTCACATCATCTACTTCGTGACTATATAACGCATATCTTAACGCGTCTAATACGTCATCATATAGCTTTATCGTGTCTCCCGTGTCCTTATTCCAAATATAGCTATATATTTCCTCTCTAAACCTCTTAGCACTACTGCAAATATACAAGTTATCAGTCTTGAATTGTTTTGCTACAAATTCAATACCTGCCATTCTTTCCTTACTCGCATTTCTTGCATCAATTCCGCAATCTATAAATCGTTGGATATACTCAGGTCTTGCAGTATCACAGAAATAAGGTATATCGCCGTATCGCTCGTTGATATCTATTGCGATATTTTCCCAATAATCTATTTCTTTTAAGGTCTCAGCATATTCTTCAAGCATGTAATACTTACCATCATACCCTTTACCTATTACTACAATCGCACCATAGTGCTTATATCCCCAGTCAACTCCGCAAAAGGTACATTGATATGCCTTTTGTGTTTTCGGCACAAAATAGTGCTTATTTTTGTCGAAATCAGCATACACAACTCCCTCGCCACTCACCCAATCTCCATCAATGTCTCTTTCGTAAAACATTCCAGACGGAGTGGACGCTTTTATGTTTTTGATATATCTATCAGATAAAAAAGTATTGTCATCTAAGCGGAATTTGTGTTCAAGGATATTGTCGTCTGGATTCAATATATAATCTTTCAATAGCCAATGCTCTGGATTATCTGGATTGGTGTCTACTAATACCCTTGCTCCGTCTCCTGAGCATCTTGATATGATTTCAGCAAACACTTCTTTACGCGATAACGATGCTTCGTTTATGTACGCACCGAAAGCAGTCATACCACGAATACCGCCAAGCCCTGCAATAGTTCCTGTGAAAGCTTGTACAATTTTAACTCCAAATAATTTGAATGAACCGTGCCTGTCGAATTTAAAATCAATACCATACTTGTTTGTAAGCTCACTCAATACGTTGTTTTGTATTGTTTTAGAACTAACTCCCGCCAAGATGTACATCGGTTCATCAATACCTTTTTCAGCAGCAATCTTTTTTACTCTCCTAAGTTCCATCAAAAACAAATCATTGTTTACAACTGTTTTGCCGCTCCTCTTAGCTCCGTGATTAATCAAGATAAACCAGTCTTTTTTATGAGTATCCCTAAGTACATCTATCTGCTTAGCCGTGTACAACTTCGACAACTTACCCATCTATTTCACCCTCGACAATATCAAACAACCTATCCAGCCTATCCTCTCTATTGTCAGTACTATTTAATGCATTTATCTTTGATTTTATAAGCTCAATGTTTGCTTTTTGCTGTGTTTTGTCAAGCTCATCTTTTGAACCACCCAAACATTTCAACAAATGTTCCAAAGATTTCTGGGATTCTTCTATTGTTGGGGTAAACTCATACTCAATCTCTTTAGTAACTTCGCCCGAAATCTTGTCCACAGTCTTAGAATATCCTTTTTGAACCTCTCTTCTTGCAATCGAAGTTGTCAGCTCCAGTGCTTCCTTTAGATCCATAATCTTTTCACTGTTTAATTCTCTTAACTTATCCTCTATATATCGCTTAATTACAGTATTTTGCAGTAATTTCTGAACATTAGAATTAATATACTTATGACTATATCCTGCTTTTCTTGCTGCATCACTTGCATTTCCACTGATGATATATTCATCAGCAAAGCGTTGTTGTTTAATTGTTAGCTTTTTCATATCATCAGCCCCTTTCTTGCATTAAAAAAGGACTACCCACAACTGGATAATCCTAATTTAAAATATTTTATTATCTGCTTAACTTATATAAAGCATATTGATTCAAACTAATTCCCTCTTTTTCCGCTTGAATTGACAAAAGCTTATGAAGTGATTTTGGCAGTCTCAAAGTAAACTTACCAGAGAAATCATCATCACTAATAGGTTCAGGAATTTTTTCATTATTTTTTCTTCTAACATCAATACTCAATTCTAGAACCTCTTGCATTCTCTCATCAAGCTCTTCTTTCGTTCTTGCATAAGTTTCGGCTTCTGGTATCTCTAAGAAACTACCAACGTACAAATCGCCGTCTTCATCTTGAATCTTTTTTATAATTTCAGTATACCCTAAATCCAAAACTTTTTCCTCCTTTAACTTCATATTTTTCCTCCTTTTTTTATATAACCCTTTTAGAGATGTTTACATTTGCAATAAGATAATATATAATCTTATTGATAGCAAGGTTTAACCCTCACTATCAATAATTTCTAAGATTTGATTTACAATGTACCTATCAGCTGGATTCTCTTGAACTACAGTGATAGGTCTTTTTGTTTTATGTCTATATTGTTTGTGTGAACCCTTTTGTCCACTTACATAATAGCCATAATATTTAAGTACCTTATCAAGTTCTTGAGGTCTTAAGCCATTAGGTTGTAATCTCATTTTCTTGATTATCTTATCAATTTGCAATTGCTCTCATCTCCTTTCTTGATTATATGATACCATATATGATACCACTTATCAAATATTTTTATTATTTTTTGCACCAAAAAAGCCGATACATTTCTGTACCGACTTCCAGGTTAAATAATTTATAAGAAGGAGGTGTTATATTCCTTGTCCTCAATATCTCCAATATCATAATATCATAGAAATAGGCTAATTTTGTCCACGATTTTTCCATTTCTAAATAAAAAATATCAATCTTCTCCGTATAGCAAAAGCCCAAACTCCTCCAAACCCTTATTGGCAATACCATAAATGGCTGATTTTTCGTAATTAAAGTGTCTTTTAACAACTTCTATGTTACATCTCTCACCATACAATTTTAAAAGCACGTTTCGCTCAATCTTAGGTATTGCATTCAAGCATTTTTCAACTATATCACAACTTCTAGATATGTATTTTCTATTTTGATGAAGCATATCCAAGTCGCTAATAATATCAAGCAGTGAATCCTCATGCTTAGATCCACCGCCATAGTTTGGCACAGAACTTGTATCTAATGATTTAATACTGGTCTTCCTATCTTCTAACTCCAATATCTTTTCATCAATTGCCAATAATCCCTCTTTTGCAAGGTAATATTTACGTATTTCTCTTTGTAGTTTCTGTCTAGTGTAATTGTTCAATTTGCATCTCCCCCAAAGCTTATAATAGCGCTTTGCTATCTTTGTTCCTTAAATTCGACTACACAATTGTTCAACAAATTATACGTATCACACAGCAAATTAATATCAAACAAATCTTCATTTGATTCAATCCTAAACTCGCTCATATCATCTGTATCAAACTCAATACCATGCGTACATCCTTGAGTATATAACCACACCTCTGCAACGTCTACGTTGACTCGAATGATAAGCAAATTATCTTGTCTGTATTTAACCGCTTCTTTATCTCCGTAAATCTTCACAGCCTTCTTGGATAATCCCTCGTTCCAAAACTTTAAGCCAATATTTTCTGCATTCTTAAAGAATTGTTCTTCCTTTATTCTCACCATATTATATGATTTTATAATCATTCTACTCTCCTTAAAACTTAATATAATCAGTTATTACAAGCCCTGTCTCGTCTTTAATCGTCTCAATCATGTCCTCGAATCCTACGTAATCATTCTCAACACAATCTACCAATTCTGCAAACTCCCTTAAGAACTTATCAAGACGTACTCTACCAAACCCGAATTTATCCCTTAAAACCATCAAAGGTACATATGCTAAAACTCTCAAAGCATCATCAACTGCTTCTGTTCGTAGCTCTTGCCTAAACTCTTCAACACCTTTTTTGATTTCAGAATACAGTTGCTCTTGCGTTAGATTGTACGTTGGAACTTTTGTTTTGATTCCTGCTTTTCTTCTTTGCGCTCTGTTCATCTCAAATCTTCCTCTTTTATGAACGTTCCATTCACTGTCTTTCCTTTACGCTTTGAAATCTTGTCATAAGCCATATTCAAACACTCTACACAATCAATACCAAGTTGATTACACAAAATAATTAGCGTCACAAAAATATCCCCCATTTCAAGTTTAAGATTTTTCCATCTTTCAACTTCTTCAATAGAAAAATCTTGCTCAATATTTTCATCATATTTGAATTTTTTATATAACTTCCAAATATCCATCTCAGTCTTAAATTCGAAAACCTCCTCGATAAACTTCATAAATTGTTTATCGGTATTTTCGCTGTGGAGCAAGTCCTTGTCATCTGCCCATTGTTCAACTTTTGTTTTTAATTCTTCAAAATTCATATTATTTATCCTCCGTTAATTCTTTGTTTTCATAAATATTTCCTGCTATAGAATAATCCTCACAATTTGTTATCGACTCCAAAATTCCCTCATTCTTCCAATCAATATAAAAAGTGTACTCATCTTTATCGAATTTTATCGTCCCATAATCCCAACTGTCACCTTCAAAGCCCCCTTCATCAGTCAAAATATCCCCTTCGTAAATTTCATTTCCATTTTGGTCTTTGAGACCTAGTGATTGCATTAAGCTTATGTCATTTGTTAGAAATATAGTTTCTAAATCTCCATCTCCATTAAAATCAACTAAAATACAATTTTCATTTACAACACCAATGTTGTATATCATTCTTTCGTATCTATCAAAATACGCTCTAAATTTCGGTATCATCTTCCACCTCCACAAATATTAAGTATTTAATTTCATTTACTGATACTGAAGCTACAAGCCTACCATTATCTTTTTCATCAATAAATTTTAAATCATAAAATCCATTATAACCAAGTCTAAATGAATTAGCATCAAATATACATTCTGCATTATCTTTAAATTTGACTTTAATGTTTGTTTTCATTATTTATATCTCCCATTTTCAATCTTGTATAGTCTTGAATTAATGTTTTTCCTAACTCTATTGATTAACATAGCATTAATATCTGCGTTATCGTCTTCTTTAGCATCTGATGGATTTCTAAGAATATTATCTAATAATTCATCAAAATCAATTTCACAAGCTAAGAGTAGTTTTTCAACTTCTTTGATTGTCATTCAGCATACCCTCCTAACAATTCATCTATATCTTTATTAACTTCAACAGGGATAACATCATACATATATCTTGTATCGTTAAGAAACTCTTCATCTTTTTCTATTAGATATCCTTCTTCATCAATTGTTGCATCTAATGTCTGTTTTCTTATATAAGCTTCATGCTCATTTGTATAAATTCCACATAAGCTAACATATTGCCCCCAGCCACCAGAACCACCATCATTTTTTTCAATAACCATGTAAACTTTCATTATTCCACCCCCACCATTTCAAAATCAGCTAAATTTGTATTTAATTTTTGTTTTATTTCTTCTATTTCGTTAAGGGTAAATTGCACTTGATAAACAAGGTTATCAACCTTGCAATTAATAACTCTATAAACATTTTTTTCCTTATTCTTTGCCAAATTTACTTGACAATTAGCTTTGCTAACCAAATACTTATGTTTTATCAGAAACTTCTTTTCTTCATTTCTATCCATAACTGGCGTATTTGCATATTCAAAACATAGTTTATATAGCTCCTCAACATCATATCCGTTTATAAAACAAGAATGACCATCTGATATCGTGCTAATTGCATATCTACAATTCGTCCAAATTTCAACTAAATCTTTATCTTCAAGATATATAGTAAATAAATCGTAATCACACCTCAATCCAACGTTAGAAAGTGGATTTTTGTAATATTCTATCCCAAACCCTAATTTCTTAACTTTTTCAATAAATTCTTTAGTTTTCATTTTCTGCCTCTACTATTTCAAAATCAGCTAAATCAGTATCAAACTTTTTCTTAATTTCTTCAATTTCTTTAAGGGTGAATTTAGTTTTTACATAATCCAACGCTTCGTTACTGGATAAATATATGTCATTATACTTAGTGTCGTAATTTATAAATGAGTATTTCATATCCCTTAATAATGATGTTAAAAACCTATGTCTCAAATAAAACTTCTTCTCTTCTTCTCTGTCCTCTACAGGTGTTTTTGCATACTCAACAATTAAATCAACAAGTGTTTCGCTCATATATTCACTAAAACGAATATCCATTTCAAAAAGTTTATTTATCGTAACATAGCACATTGTTACATCAAATGAGTTTTGTATTACAAAATATTTTGTGCCATCACAGTAATTATTTTTGTATATTTTAAATCCTAATATATCAACTCTTTTAATAAATTCTTTAGTCTTCATCTTCCGCCTCCACAACGCAACCGTCTAACAGTTTCAACACGTCCATCATGAGCATACAGTCGTACACGTCGCCATAACATTCAATCTTTTTGCCAAACAAGTCTCCTTTTTCAAATTCAAATCCACATATATCGCCATAGCTTGATAACAACAATTTTAGAATATTGTCATTTAAGATTGCTATTAGTGAATTATTGCTTCCAAACTTATAACTTTCCTTATCTCCATAGCCTCGAATAGCTCTTAATCCTTGATTACATTCTTCAAATTCAAGCCTTATATTATCAGCATTTTTCAACAGTTTTTTTCTGTTTACTCTAAAAGTGTTATTACTTTTAATTCTCATCTTAATATCTCCTAATTTCTTCCAAATTCAATAAAGGAATTATGTCTCCATCTACCTTAAAGTCACATTCATACTCTACGTCACTTTCTTTATCATAGAAATAAGCTAATATTTCACTGTCTTCATCTTGCAAATAAAAATATTCCAGCTCTTTTATTAAGTCTTTAACTTTCATCTTATTCCCTTAACTTTCCAGTCAATCCCGTAACAATTCCACAAGAAACACTCTTTCCTGCTTCCTAAATCAAATACACCAAATCTACCTGTTTTGCTAATCAACTTAGCACGTCTAGTCCAATTATCTAATCCCATATTCTTCATTTTTCCATAATTACTTAACTCATAACTGTTTCCACGTTTGAATTTCTTTATAATTTCGTTAGCAACAACTACATTCGCAGTCTTTTTTATCGTTTTTCGTATTATCCTATTATCCCTTAATAATCTCTTAGTTTTATCATCATTGTTAGTTTTAGCAATTATACTTTTTTTTCGGTCTATCAATTTTTTCTGCTAACAAGTCTACAAAATCGTTGAAATCTATACCCTCGTTTTCAATAATTGTTTGTTCCAGAATTCTAGTTTCTTCTTTACTCCATTTCGCCATTACCCATAACTCCAATATAGTCTAATTCATACTCTTTTAACTCATCATCAGTTAAAACTCTATCATAAGCTAACAAATCATAATATTTATCTTCAATCGTATTTTCTATGATTTCAAATCCGTCTGGTTGTGTTCCAATACTACAACCTCTCAATCTCATTCCATAAATGTATTTTTTCATCATCTAATCTCCCTAAAATCATATTCGCTATCGTACAAATTCAAAAACAGTTTCTTTTTCAGCTTATATACACCAGTCATCATACCCTTAACATCTTCAACGATTTTTTTATCGTCCTTGTCGATATACATAAAATCTGCCACATACTCAATCTTACGATGTGTAGTTCCCATCTTATCTTTGAATTTATCTTGTAAAAGGAATCTAGGTTGTAATTCCAGATTCCTTATTTCTTTTGCTTTTTCAAGTAATTTTAATTCGCAATACCTGTCCGCTTCTCGTATACTGTCAAATTCAATTCCATCAACTACGGTCTTTTTCGCATTATACTTGTTTCGTCTCGCCATTTTTTACCTCTTCTTTTTTCATTTTCTCAATAAAACTATTTAGAACTTTATTGTTTAAGTTTCTTGATTCCTCAGATAATTCATCGTCCTGCTTTGGTCTATAATACGTCTCTTTTTTCTTGAAATTATTATTTCTAGGCTTATCCACACCTACTTTTTTCTTGTTCAATACGCCACGAATATATGCCAAAGTTCTTATGCCATTTTGCTCAGCTATTTCAATAGCTTCCTTGACCCATTCATAGCTATACTCATTCATATAGTCACGTAACATATTTGCACTATAAGGCGTTATCAAACCAAACCCACAATCTTGATATAATTTTATTAGCTCCGCCAACTTTGGATCATCCAAATTCAATTCTGATTGACCAACACCGTTGTTATTATTATTAACATTATTAATATTATTAACATTATTGTTTGTGTCATTCAGTGGCTTTTCAGTGGCTTTTTGCTGGTCATTCAGTGGCTTTTCAGTGGCTCTTTTATCTAAATCTTCATTCTGATAAACGTTGTAATTTACAATTTTATACGTTGTTTTTTGGTGGTCAGTTTTAAACTCAATCATATTCTCATCTTTTAACAAATTCAAAAACTTTTTTGTTTTTCCTCTACTCCAACCCCAGCGTTCAGATAGTTTTCTAAGGGACGTTATTTTTTCGCCCCTTTTTATTTCGACCATGCTTCCATTAAAAATGATTTTCTTGTTCTCATGATTAGCCAACATTATTAAATCAATCCAAGCAGCTCCGCGATTAAAAGGTTTGTCATTCCATATTATGTTGTCTTGTATCTTCCTATGAATACTAATCCAACCATAAGCCATTTACATCACCTAAAACGGCAAATCACTATCGAACGATTCTTGACCGCTCATACCCAAATCAGCTGGATTGCTATATCCTTGATTAGTATTTGTACTGCTGCTATTTGATTCAATAAAATCAAAACTATCTACAATAACATCAGTTGTATAAATTCTTTGCCCATCTTTTTCGTATGATCCAGTTTGAATGTGACCTGATACAGCTATTCTTTGACCTTTTTTGAAATAAGTTGCTATATTTTCTGCGGTTCTTCCAAATGCAATACAACTGATAAAATCCGCTGTTGGTTGATTGTTACTTTCAGCTTCCATTCTTTTTTCTTTGCTTAATTTTCTATCAACAGCAACATTAAATCTTCCTATTGCTAAATTACTATTTGTCATTCTCAAATCAACATCTCTTGTCAATCTACCAAGTATATTTACATTATTCATTACCATGCCCTCACTTCTTCTAATAGTTTTTGTTGTTCATTAGCCGTTAATTCATCAAATTTTTGTTTTTTAAATTTAACCTTTATTACTTCTGTTAACTTTTCAAAACTTATCCCTTTGACCTTCAATATCTCAGCAATTTGTTGCTTTATTATAGACTGTTGAGATGCGCTAACTTGCTTTTTATCGTGTTGATTAGTCGCATCGCTATCTTTTGTATCATCGATAGCGAATAAACCATTTAAAGCATATTTGCGTGCGTATGAGCTACTAGCACCAGTTACTTGTGAGCCATCCATTCCTTTTTTGCTTTCTTCTTCTCTTGCATATGCGTTAGTACTTATTTTTTCTCCAGTCTCAATATCAATCAAATTTACTGTAGCTTTGACGTAGTATCTAGCTTTGATGTAGTATCTAGCTTCAATTCGCTCGATCTCGTCATTAATTATCAAGGTACATTTTTCTTTTTTTAAAAGTGGCTTTACCGCTTCTAAAATATCCTCACAACTTCGATAATTGTACTTACCGAAGTTGTTTCTTTGAGATTTTGGAGCTTTTAATTCTGTTTGAATATTTAAAAGTTTTTCATATATTGTCATTATCGTATCCTCAAACTTTCTGATTGTTTCAACTCAACACCATCAACAATCAAACCCTCTTTAATATCATTTAAAAGCTCTCTCTTGTTGAGCTTACGCTCTATTACATAGTAACTATCGTCTATGTTATTTTCGTTAGTTATTTCAAGGCTTGGAGCGTTTTTTTGAATATTAAAGCTAAACAAATCAGTCTTAACCTTTTTCCTACCTTGCAATTCCATACTTGCTTGTAAATTTTGCTTTAACCATTTAACTTTGTTCTCTGCCGATTTTCTCTTTTCGTTGAATATCTTTTCTTGATTTTTAAAAGCTTCGACATCAGCTTCCAGGTTTCTAATCATTTTTGCGTAATTGTCGCACTTTTCCTCAATCTCAACATTGAGATTATCAGCCATTTCTTGCATTTTTTCTGTAACTTCATCAGCACTTTCAAATTCAGTAAAGAATTTTACATAATTTTCAGTCAATTCAAATAAATTCATTAATACTTATCCCTCACAATCATTTCAATCTCATCAAAATTATCCACAATCACTTCTATAACCTTTTCTAAACTATTTTCGTACCCATACACACTGTCTTTAATAAGCTCCATAACTTGAAGTTGTACCTCGTGTCTTTTCGCTTCTTCTCTTGAAAAAAACTTCGCCCCGTCTCCACATGTGTACACCATTTCTTTTTGTCCTACTACCATATATACACTCCTTATTATTTGTAATTTTCATTAATTTTAGTTATAATTTAAGTATCCTTAAATAGGATATTGTTTCATTGATGGCTGTATTTGTGGTGAGATACAGCCACTTTTTTTATATTTCCTTAACATCTGTACCACGGTAAAATCCTTGCATACCATCACTCTTTTGAAAATCAATCACTATTCTGTGTTTGAAATACTCATCCAATTCTTCTTTTAGTTTATATACTGAATTATCGTAAAAGTATTCTAAACATTCATCTGTAATATCAAAGTCTATTGTTGTTCTAAATTTCATATTTTTCTCCTTTACATTTCATCTATTTCTTTAGCCAAATTAATAGCTATGTTCAAGCTATTTTTGTTTCTCAATCTTTGCCAACATTCGTTATTTCTAGACCATTTGAACCCTTTTCTTTTTAATAGTGATCTCACATCTTCGTCTGGCTTATATCCAAAATGCATTTCTACACGATTTGTTTCATCATTTGAAATTACTGTGCAATTATCTAATTCTATTTCTTCGTATTCCATTTCGTCCAATTCTTTTAACTGTTCCAGTCTTTTTTCCGTCGACTTAATCATTGAATTTAAGTTACTCAATATATAACTTGGTGCAGGTTTTTTATTAAAACTATAGTCTTCATCAATTCTTTTATTGATTTCTGCTGCTTTTTCGTCGCTTAAATCTTCAAAACCTAACATTGTTTTGTGTTTTCTGTAATACTTATTCATATCTTTGTACCTTTGCTGTCTTGCTTTTAATTTTGATATTTTTTCTTCTAGAAGCTCGATTGCTTGCGGATTATCACTGCTAATCTTTGTATTACTTTCAGCTGCTTTTATTTTTTCGTCGTAATATTCAGCTCTTTCCTGCTTTTCTACACTCTTTTTTATGCTTGCATCAATCTTATCTCTATCTTTTTTAGATCTTTTTTCTGAGTGATGCCCAACTAAAATTGGTTGACCTAACGGAATATTATCTTGTATTTTTCTTGCGTTGCTAAAAGCTTCTACGCTTTCCGCTTTCATCTTTTCTGATTTTTCTCTTAATCTTTCAATTCTCGCTTCTTTTCTTTCGAAATAGTCTTTTCTACCTACTGCCATTTTTTTACACCTCTTTTTGCCATATCCTTAAAAACTTCTACATTCTCCTTCACTTCTTCAGACACCTCATCAGAATATTTGCTTTCTTTATCCACATAGCTATCACCTATATTCAGGTCAAATCTAAATTTTTCCTTTTTATTAACCCTAATTCTTAAGTTTGCAATATAGTGTCTATCAATATCTATGCCGAATTTTTCCTCAAAAAGAATTTTCAATTCTCTATTTTTCATGTCCAAGTGATCTAATAAAAATTGCATTTGCAATTGCGTATATTTTCTTTTTCTTCCCATCTATTCCTCATTCACATTGTTCTTAAAGCATTTTTGAAGTAATCACCAATAAATTTAAAAGCACAAAAAACTTCAAAAGCAGAATACAAATATTCATAAACAATTTCATATCAACTAACTTATTAGATTCTTTAATTTTTTTAGCTTTTAATATCTTGCTATTTCCGATACTTCTTTTTTTACTTACATCTTTTGATCTCTTAAATTTCGTCCACACTTCATCATTAAAATCTGATACTCTCTTTTCCATAACCTAACTCCCTTCTTACCTCTTCTCTTCTTTTTTCCGCCCTATCTTCCATGAACTTAATAGCAATAAGCTTACTAACCTCTTTAATAGCTTGTTCATTCAGACTTATGTCATTTATTACTATTTCCTTGTTCATACCTACGCTCCCAAAAATTTATTAATAAAGTAAATGATCCCCTTACCCGTAACCTTCGTTGTAGTAGTCAGAACATTTACACCATTGGCATCAACATAAGTTCCCTTCTTAAGCTCAAACAACCCTTGCTCAACATATTGTTGCAGCGGTTGATTCTTTCTTTCTCCACTCTTACACAAATATCCATTACTACGCATCCAAGCAAACAAATTATTTTGCCCAATCTTCTTGTTAATCTCACCACGTCTGATAGCCTCTTGACTAATCAACTTCGCCAACTCACCTACCAAACACGACTTATTACTACTAGATACAGTATCGGCAAATAACACCTTAGGCTTGTCCCTCTCAATCTGTGCCTCTGCCAACGCCCTCTTAGCTTTTTCCTCTTTTAAATTAGTAGCAAGTCTTATGAGGTAGTCTGGATCACTTAAAGTCTTTTCGATAACCTCACTACTCATATACGCTCCGTGCTTACGGATCGTTGGGAGTACTTCTGATGTAACCCAGTCACTGAATTTCTCTGCTTGTGGCTTTCTACTTTGGAATACAAGCTTGTATAAATTTGACTCATTAATAAAATCTGCCTTGCCTTTTCTGTAAGTTGGAGCTCCATCACTTGTATAGCCGTTTAAAAGTGTTACGTCAGTACTACTGACACCACACTCATTCAATCTATTTTTTGCCATTCTTGAATTGTTTATTTCTAAAACTCTACAAACATCACTTAACATGAAATAAGGTTCATTGTTTAAAACTTTCGTTCTTATTTCTCCAAATTCGTTGTTTTTAAAAATTTGTAAATCATTCATATTAATTCTCCTTTAATTTTTACGCTTAAAGCGTATTTTTATTGTAAAAAAATAATATCTTTATATTCTACCGAATAGACATCTTCTAATTTTTTAATTTGTTCAACATTAGGAAATGTTATTCCTTTTTCCCAACTTCTTAAAGTTACAACTGAAACTCCTAATGCATTAGCCGCATCTATTTGGCTAAATCCTTTATTAACTCTTGCTGCTTTCAACGTAATTTTGAAGTCATTTTCCATACCCTCACCCCTTTCTATATTTATGCTATAATCACCGTAAAGGAGGTGATTATAATATGAAAAACGTCTATGCTTGTTTACTTGGTAATTGGGTTAATCTATCTACTGATGATACTGCCACTATAGGAGAAGATCACGTTTCTGCAAATCAATGGTACGAAGAAAATGCAGGAATATATTCTCCATCAGTAAAAGCACCGAATACATTCTATCAGTTAGATTATGTCCATATCCAATTTAAAGAAAAAGACTATCGTATCAACCCTATATTCATTCAAATTGTTGAAGAATAAAACTAAAATCTTATTCTTTCAAGAATGATCTTCTTATCTAAGTCGTCCAATTTAGTTTGGGCGGCTTTTTCTCTCTCACGAAATTCAACACATCTATTAATCTCATTCCATTCTCTATTTGTGAATTTACTCCTAAATTCCAAAAATTCAATTAAATCTGTTTTTTTCATACCCTCACCTCCCTATTCATATAACTTCCACCAATCAACATCAAACAATTTCGCAATCCTTTTTGCCACACTAACTGGAAGTTCACCATCTTCTAACTCATATTTACTAATCGTTCTTTGATTCTTTCCTACAAGTTTTCCCAAATCGGATTGACTCAATCCTTTTTCTTTTCTTAATCTAATTAACAAACTCAACATATTGTATATCTATCTCCTTTTTTCGTAACTATACCACTATATATGCTATAATAATAAGTAAGAAAGGAGGTATATATGGCAGGTAAAAACCAACACGTTACACCTAAAGGCAGTAAATGGCAAGTAAAAGGTGCCGGCAATATCAAAGCTACAAAAATCTTCGATACACAGAAAGAAGCAGAAATTTACGCCAGACAAATAGCCAAACACCAAAAATCTGAATTAATAACCCATAATCGCCATGGACAAATTCGTTCAAAAGATAGTTTCGGAAACGATCCAAATCCACCAAAAGATAAGGAACATTAATCAAATTTAAACTTGACTCTGACTCTATAACCATTACTTGGTTTAAGCACATCGCTTATTTTAGCAATGGTTTTAGGGTCAGTTTCATCAGTTTCCACAATAATTTCCTTGATATCATCTCTTAAATAATTGCATTCATTTTCTTCTAATGAAACACCCTCAGCTCCAACTTCATCGAAATGAAGAACCTTATTAATGTTTAAATCCATGCCCTCACCCCCATTCCTACCTAACCAGTTTCAAAGCTATTAAAATCAAATCCACGATTATAATAGCCACCAGTACATATTTTATTGCCTTATACCTATTTCTCATATATAATAAAGATAAGCTAATAGCCCGTGGAGGATTACCTCCCCCACATATCTAGAAGTTTGATGATTAAATCTATAATCTTTTCAGCTAGACTAATAATTGCAGTTATTAAGGCCAATTTGATTAGATTTTCATCAGACTTCTTTTTTTCTTGCTCTTCGCTCACCTTTTTCTCACCTCCTGTACTTGATGATTTTATTTTATCACGGTTTTTCCGTGATGTCAATATTTTTTTTATTTTTTCCGTGATTATTTGAAATATTTTCAATTTTTCTTGTTTTTATCGTGATTTAGTGCTATAATATTTTCACCAAGGAGGAGCAATAATGAAATCATTAGAAAATAAAGAAGTTTTTTCTTCTAACTTAAAATTTTACATGAATAAATTTGGTATTAATAGAAATAAATTATGTGATGACTTAGGATTTAAATACATGACTGTTTCTGATTGGATTAACGCTAAAACATACCCAAGAATAGATAAGATAGAAATGTTAGCTAATTATTTTAACGTTAACAAATCAGATTTAATAGAAGATAAAATTGAAACTAACACAAACAAACTAACAACAGACCAGGAACAACTAATCACACACTACAACAACTCCAACACACAAGGAAAAACAATAATACTCACCACAGCCAAGAACATCTCCAAAGCATACCCCGTTATATCACGTGATGAAATGCTCTCCTACCTTAAACAATTCCAGCGTGCAGCCTA